TCCGGCGGAATTCACATATATTGTCACACTCCCATTTGAATTTCCACAACTTGTATTATTAACTGAGGTTACGATTTCAAATTTGTTAATATTATTTATAACAACATCTGTTTCATATAAACAATTACTTTGATTTGTTATTTTTATATGATATACACCTGTCTTGAGATTTTGGAACAGAGCCACGGGGCTTATTCCGGAAATTATTGTTGTCGTTCCAGAAGAGTCAGTTAATTCAAACTTGTAGGGGGTCGCACCACCATTTAAAATTATTTCAATTTGACCCGAATTATTATTACACGTAGATGGTGTTACATTAACCGATAAAACATCAAATTTATCAGGTGTCTGTAAAGTAGTCGATCCACTTGTAAAACAAAGACCCGCATCTGTCACTTGCACATTATAAACACCCGCTGATAAACCTGAAAAAGTTTCTGAAGTTGATAATGATATTTTAGGTGGATAATCGTTTAGTTGATATAGATATGGTGGCGTTCCACCTGTAATAAAAATCTGTAAAACCCCGTTTGATTGCCAACAATCTGGCGACTTTTGAGTAATAAAACCTGTAATACCAACTAAAGGAACGTCAGTAATTGTAACCGATTTTTGTATTGAACAACCTAACCCATCCGTTACGGTAACTGAATAAGCCCCCGCAGATAAACCACTTATGGATTTTGTGGTTTCATTTGTTGGCGACCAAAGATATGTGAATGGTGGAGTACCGATTTCATTATAAACATATATTTTTCCGGATGGAATATTTGAACAATTAGAATTATTTATTGAAAATAAATCGAAATCCAAATTACCTGAATCTTTTATAATACAAGAAGCCGTTCTGGCCGTACAATTTGAATAATCTATAACATCCACATAATATAAATCAGGTGATAAATTCGTAAAAAGAACTTGAGTGTTATTTGAACTAATTGTTTGTATAAATCCAAATGAATTATACAAATTATATGTAATTGGAGCACTAATTGAATTGGCACTTACCGATAAACCTCCATTATTTTGTCCACAAGTACTATTAAAAGATTGTTGATTAACACAAAAACCTGAAGATAATATAAAATTAAATCCCGCCAATCCTGTAGGTAATGAATTGTCAACAACCGTAAAATTAAAAATTGATGGTGATAAATTTGTTAGGGTAAATGTTGTATTTGAAGTTATGGAAGTAAAACTTGGTGAAGAGACATTTAAAGTATAAGGAGTAGTTCCCCCAGTTGGGACAACATTTATTACACCTGATGAGTTATTGGAGCAATCTCCGGTTATGAATATATTTACACTAAATGACATTAACTACAGCTTACTGAGAAATCAACTCCCACGTTTATTTTTAAATTTTTATTATTAAGATAACTATCACATCCAGAATTATAAATATTTAATGTGTCCCCACTTATTGAATAATATATTCCTTGGTTCAAAAGTTGTGGTAAATAATTCTCTAATGAAGTTTTCCATATTTGATTTGTTGGAACATCAGAAAGACCTGAACCATTATAAATCAATTCTTTTAATATTGTTTGACCATCTAATCTTAAATCCACATACCACTTTGTTGATAATGTATTAAGATTACAAGTTAAAGAATTTGATAATTGATAATTGTTCATAATTGAAGATAGAACAACACTAAACGGATCTTGTGGATATAAATCACAAGAAACTGTTTCATCAAAACAGTTATAATCAAATAATGATGTTGTAAAGAAACAAGGATCACAAGGAACAGGAACAACCGGACAACCTCTTTGTAATCTATAAACAAATTTTTGTCTGTGAAAAATTGAGTTTTCGTATTTAACACCACCCATCCAAATTGTTGTTGCTGGAATCATTTGTTCCACCAATCTAATCCAATAAGTCCCTAAACCATTTACGTAATCTATCATTGACTTATACGTAAAATTATCATTAGGTATATTTACATTCTGTTTTGAATTTAAGTAATTAAAATATATTGATTGTAATGTTGGGTATCCTCCCGTTTTTCCGTCAGAAATAAATTGTCTATTTCTAACATTAATCATATTTCTCCAAAACGTTTGAGCAAATTCAAAAAATGTTTTTTTGTTTGGTTGTGGGTTTATTACAGTCCAATCTACTCCGTCAGGTTTTGGATAAGGCGTGGATAATCCACTACTTGGTATTGGATAATTGAATCTATTTGACATATACCATACGTCGTAAGCCAATCCTTGTGATGGGTTCATAAATATGTCAACGTTTTTAACATTCAAAACAAATTTTTCGTTTTGAGTGAAATAGTAAGCGTTGAATTTTGCCGATCCGTTTCCAACCCTTAAATTTACATCAGTCTCCGGCCAACTTTTTCTGTTGTCAGGTGTTCTTATCAACTTGAACCCTTCAGATATGTATGGAAAATTTCTAAACCTATCCAAGTATTTTTGTCCATAAGAAAAAGGTTCAAATTGAGTTTGTATATTAAAGTTTTGACCGGTAAAAACGCTTGCGGTAGTATTAACTTGTTGAGGACTTTGATGATCTTTAACCAATTCAAACCATCCCGCACCTTTTTGGAAAAAATAATCCTCAGTATCTCTTGGAGCTTTTGGATAACCTTCATCATCTACGGGAAAATCATCCCTTTCAGAATCAACCGCAAGATATATTTGTTGTGTAGTAAAAGCAGTGTAGATATTTCCGTTGAATTTATATATCCCGGATGGATCTGTATTTAACGCTGGAATTTCATCGATATATATACCATCAGATAAATCCAAAAATTTTTTTTCAAATTCACCCATATTGATTCTTTGTCCAGCAATATAGATATGTTCATTAAATTCAACTATCGCTTCAGGAGCGCCAACCAATCTTAATAAGAATTCAATTGATTTTCTTGTTCCTTTTGATTTGAAAAGATATGCGGAATTTAATATTAAATTTCTATAAAATTGGTAGTTTAATTCGGTGGGTGTGTTTGCCCTTGAAAATCCCGGGTATTCAATTTTATTTGTATTACCAAAAACAGATGAAAGAAAATCTTCATTCGATATTGGTGAAATATTAATTTTCCAACCAAGAGTTTGAGAAAGATTTTTTAACAATTGTGAAGGTATATCATTTTTGATGGTATAGTTTACAGATGTCATATGTGATAAACCATCTATGAATTTTTTTACTTCATCAAAACTTCTACCATATAATTCTAAAATTTTCTGAACTTTTCTTTCTTCAGTATCAAATTCTTTGAATGACTCCGTTGTCAAAAACCTGGCAATCAAATTTGTTCTGAAACTATCAAAAGAACTTGTTATTTCATTTAACTGACTGAGATAAAAATCAAAGCTAGGAGTTCTTATATCTAAGTTCCAAATACCGTCCAAAGGCCAAGTTATTTTTTGGCTGTCGGTGAAATTTGTCCCGTCTTCAGCGGTTTTAGGAACATTAAAAACCGCAGTATATTTAGGTATAACTAATCTGTTTAATAAAAACTGTTCTACCTCATCAAATTGTTCAATGAACGCTTTATCAGCATAGAAATCATCAGGTCTTATAATATAATCAACCGCAGAAATAGTTTCTCCACTAAAAGCGTTTCCATCAACTATTAAACTTAATTTTCCATTGAATAAACTATCAGATGGTATTAAATATAATAATTTGAATTCATGTTCTCCTACATATAAAGAGTATTTTTCATACTCAACCGTCAAATTTCTTAATGGTGAAACCTTATTTTCCTTCAAAGATAGATTTCTAGTTGAATTTTTAGAAAAATCTACCCCTAAAGGATTGCTTATGTCTTGAACATTAATCTCGAAGGTTGTTGTTTTTTCTATAGGATCATATACAATATTATACGCAGTATAACCAGTTAAAAACGTAGGTTTAAGGTTATAAACCTCTATTGACGCCGGAAAATAATTTATTATTTTCTCAATTGATGTAGAAATTCTTTTAGATAAAGAACCATATAAGTTAAAATTTGATATTTCACTTAAGTCAAAATTAGGATACACTCTGAATTCCTTAGCAACAATTTCTCGGGATTCATTTATGTTATAGATTTGTAATGCATCCAAATTTATTGGTTCAGAAAAAGAACCAATACTAAAGTTTCTATTAACCTTCTCAACAAGTCCTGTTGTAAACGCAAAATTACCTTGTGTCAAACCTCCTCCATCAACAAGTTGAAAACCAACTATGTTATCGGAGAATGTACCAGCACCGCTTGAAGGTCTAGGAGGATATCTAAAAAATTTTCTAGCCATTATTGCGTTATGGTTGAAAAGTTTTTACTGAAATCTATATTATCACCTCTATCTTGTCTAACTTCATAGAGAAGAGAATTGAATTCATTTCTGATTTCATATAGATTGTATTGTTTATATATATTATTACTTGAATCGTATATAGTGTATATACCATCATCAATTGACTTAGTTTGATTACCATAAAGAGCAATTGCAAGAGTTGAAATGTCTTGATCCACCAATTCTATATCAATAGTGATTGGATTAAAAAATGTATTTGTTAAAATTATATTTTGATTTGGTTGTCCTATAAAAGGGGTTGCATTTGGTTTGTTTGTTGGTGATGATGATGGTGATAAAGTTAAAAACATCAAATTAGTTTCACCATCAACATATCTATATCTTATAGCCTTTTGAGCAGTATTAGTTAAATTCTGTAAAACAGGTTCACAAAAGAAATTAGATGTAACAATTCTAAAGAAATTAGGAATTTTTGTTCCATTATCATTAAGATATTCTATTCTGAAACCAACTAACCCTTGTGCAACAAATTTATTTCTTGCATCACTTGGAACATTATCTAAATTAATTACCAACCCTTTAACGTTAGGTAATGCCGATAAAACACCACAATCCGTTATTGGAGTTCTTATTTGTGCAGGTCTCACATAAAGTGTGTATATACCCAATCTATTAAATTCTTCTTGCGGCAGTTTCAAGTTATATAACCCACCTAAAATTTCAACAGGTCTACCTCCCGTATTATTATTATTGAAATAAGGTCTTAATATATTAGCCGAATTTAGTTTCTTCAAAACAAAATCGTCTGTCACATCTCTAGATGGTGTGTAATTTAGTATTATCTCAACATCTTCCGGTGAGACATCCGCCGGTCTAACGGTTCCATATGTTCCAACTGCCATTTTTTATTATTTATTTAATAAATAGTTTATACTTTTTTTTTATATTATTGAGTTTCTAAATTAAAAAACTTATATCCGTAATTTTCAAGATCCCCAATATTGTCTATTTCACCAATTCTCTCAACTCTTTCCAACGCACTATTTTTTCCTCTTTCTATGAAAATGTCGGATTGAACTTCAGGATCTGAAACAACATTTAATAATGCTTCATTTTTCGTCATAGCAGATTGAACCATCCAGTTAGATGTTAATCCGCTACTATTGAACATATAAACGGTAAAACCATCATCAAAATCCATATAATTAACCCCTTGTATAGTATACGCAGTAAATGAACTTGGTATTGACACATCTGAGGTTATAACACCCCAACAATTATCCCCTTCTTTTTGTATGCATTTGTTAGTAATAAAAGGAATTTTCCCATATTGCCTTAACTCTTCAATTCTAGATTGAGTAAATCCACTTATAATAAGTGGAATTGAAGTATAATTATCTGAAGTTTGACTTGAAATTAAATTTATTGAGTCTCCTGTAAAAATATAATCATAGGATACCGGTGTTGCAGACCATGATCCAATATTAGGAGTAAAGGTCGCATTTCCAAACGGATCCGGAATTGATATTTTAGTATACGGGACTACAACTGTTTTAGTGATTGTGTTAGTTCCCCAAGGTGTTTTTTGAATTAATGTTATTTTATAACTTTTAGGGACATTACTAGGATAGTCCTTGAAAACAGAATTTGGTGCAAAATTAAACACATCTACCGATGATCCATCCCCCCAATCTATCTTATATGATGATAAAGAAAGAAAGTTTTTCAGATTCTTTTCAGAAGTATTATAAACATAATATCTATATGGTTGATTTGTTTTTGCAGAAAATACAAAGTTTGTCACCACATCTTTTTGAAGAATTGCTCCATCAAAAACCGAATAATAACCAATATCAACGTTATTTTGTCTCAATAAAATTGGTATTGTTAAACCGGTTAGAGTAGAAGCTCCGTTTGTTCCACCACTCAATAATTTTTGCATCGGAACATAATATCCGGTTGTGCCAGTTACAAACCCAATCCCTTTTGGTATTGTTGTTATGAAACAACAATTACCTGTTATGGCGGTTATAACAAATGAAGAAGCGGTATAAGGGACTTGAACTAAATCACTTAATATGTTCTCCGGAGAAATCTTAATATAGTATTTATCTTCACTCATTATGGATTAACGTATTCATACCATTTTATTGGGTTTGTGTCATACCCCACGACTTGATTAGTCTGAACATCATAAACTTTATATGTGAAATCAGAATAGTCCAATTTTACTTTGTAATAAAAATAATCTTCAGGTTTAAAATTGAAAAAAGAAGGCAAAGTTTTTTGTTCTCTATTCATCATTTTAATGAATATTCCGGATTTAGCATCAAAAAATTTAGCCGTCATATATAAAGTTGGGATATTCAAAAAATCCCTATTCTTTAACCAATAAATAAAAAACCCTTCTTTATCTCCAACAAAATCTAATTTGAATTTAGGTATTTTTATATCAACATTAGTTTGAAATCCCACGTTGGCATTAGTCGTTAAACCTTGCTGCGTAGGTAAAATAATTGTCACATAATTTGTTTGACCACTTTGAAATGGTGAGTCATAAAAATCTAACTTGAAAAATGACTTTTTAAATGGGTTTGTAAAATAATATATTTCTTTTGGTGAAAATCCTTGTGTTCTATAATCAAACCCCCATTGTGCGTTTGGAATATCTGATGCAGTTACACCGGTTTTCACAAAATAAAACTCATAATTTATATCTGTTTTCGTTGGGTTATTAGGATCTGTTTTATCAGAATGTGCAAATCTAGCAACCTCAAAATCTTTATCAAGATTTAAAACCTCCCTACTTGTTTTTTCTTGGTATTCATCAATCGCCATACCTCTACCCATAAAATCCCAATTGATTTCAATTGGGATATTGATACCTTTTTCTACAACCTCAGAAAATAATATTTTAAACTTATTCACACTCATCTGTTGTTGGTAATGCAATTGCGTTTATGTCTTGATTGACATTTCCTTCTGGTTTCAATCTAAAAATAACATTATTTGTTAAGTAATGATTACCATTTATAAACGGAAAATTTACACCCAAACCATTATCATCTATATAACCATAAGTATATAAATCTCTCCAAATCAAAACCCCCTTTGATTGAGAATAATACGCATAATCAGGAACTCCTTCTACATCATCAATTGGAGCCTCTTCCAAATAATCAGAATAAACCCTCAGTTGAATTTTATGATGTGGTTTATAATAATAACCGGGGGGGTTTGTTGGTATAACATCATCAATGGTAAAGTGATTTTTATTATATGATATTTTATGATAAATGTTAGATAACTCATATTCCACTTGTTCGTATTGGTTAAATTCACAAAAATCACCATTCAAAAAATCACCAATAATTAAATTTTGATTGTAATAAAAAATTCTACCATTTGAGTTATACTGATTTAATTTAAGATTTGTTAAATTATACGTAAAATTATTATTATTCCAATACGGGGAAATATAATTTGTTAGATTAAATTCAAACCCCTCCTTTGTTGCGATATTATTAGCGATTGGTTCATTAAACCAACCAAAATACCCTTTATGTATTACAGTGAAGAAAAGTTCAGAAATAGGTCTATTTAAATTATCCCTCAAAGGTAATATATTAATATCTTTTTTAAATGTTACATTGTAAGTTTGATTTCCATGTCTTTGTGAAATTCGTGTAACATTATTTGGAGTTAGTTGATTTAATTCAAATTTATTATTAACACCAAATCCGTTTTGTTGAAACCCGGATTTATTAATAACCGCATCATCATGATTTGTTATTATTCTATGTTTTCTAACATAGTATATTGACATTGATTCACCGCTACTATTAATATCAGTAATTCTCTTGAAAGTCCCTGTTTGTCCGTTTACTAAAATACCACCTAATTTTACCGCACTTATATTAATAATATAATTTTCAGAATTATATCCCTCATTACCCAACGATAAAACTTCTTCAACATATTTTTTATTCAAATATGTTATTTCAACATACTGACCCACAGAAAAATTGTGTTTAACCGGACATTTTAAGGAAATAAGATTCTGCCCGTTAAATATATAAGGATTTATTATCTGAAATGCAATGCCTTGCGATGCCACCCATGTTGTATTATTTAATAAGTCCAAATCCCATCTTAATTTTTTATTAAAATCATTTTGATATGGATAACTCAAATATATATTCCAATTATAATATGTAGATTGCGCATTAATAAATTGAACGTGGGATAAGGGATTTTTTGTGTAACCTACAGTGTTATTATCACTCCTAATAAAATCAAATTCCTGATATTGAGGGTATCCTTCCCAAATATTATCCTGGTATGATTTTTCAGGGTCAACATAATACAATTGATTTCTAAAGTTATCATAATTAGAAGTTCCAAAATACGCATTAAAAAATAAAAAACTTAAATTAACCGTAAATCTGAAATAAGATGAAGTTTGTCTTTCTTCGTCGAATATGTCCGCCAAACTTAATACAACACTTCTATCATATTCATCAAGTTCTTTTTGAATATTATCCAAAGGGATATCAACTGATAAATCGGTATTGATTGCCGATTTGAATCTGTCTTTACCTAATATAATTTTAGTATCTATTCTATTGCTCATTTAATTCTTCTATACCTAAATATTTCGTAAAAAACCTATTTATTGCGGTTGCTCCTTTTCTAACACCAAAATAAAAATGCCAAGGTGCTCCAACTAAAAATGCCGGAGTTGGTTGTTTGGGATTATATAAAAATTTACCTTCATAAAACAATTTAGAACCATTATTCCAAGTAGGTAAATTTCCATTATATATGAAAGTTGTTCCCGGATTATTATTAGGTGCTCCTACATTTATAAAACTATCACCTGGTTGGTGTTCCAAAATTGTATATGAATTTCCAAAAATTAACATAGGAGGTGTATTACTTGTTTGAGTTTTAGGACCAAATTCATATGCATGAATATACCCTCTATAGAATGTGTCATTAGTTAAATCACCATCACTATAATAACCACTAGATTTTCTATCTAAATCTTGGTATCTATACCCTCTCCTAATAATTGACGAATTAGTCGCCCAATTATTTCTTTGAGTTCCAAAAATTGTAGACCCCCCTGAATCTAATCTCCATTTGTAGTTCGGAATAATTTGAGATCTTTTTGACAAGTTTTGGTATTGAAAATTATTAGGTTGAGAATTTTTATATCTAATTATTCTCATAGGTGATACTAAATCTCTTAATTGTATATCATCCAATGGGCTATAATAATATACCCCCATCATTCTTTCCGGAGCAGGTTCTCCTGGTTCCTGATAACCTTCGGCAGATATTAATGAGGGGTTCGGACCACTACTAGCATAGTATTCAGAGTCAAATGGTATCACCCCAAGTTCGGAATTTACAGACGCCGACTGAGCAAAATCTGCATCAACTTTAGCCGAATTTTTAAAATCTCCTCTGTTGTTAAATAATTTTGTAAGTAAATTTCTTCCCACAATTCCCCCCCAAAATGTAAAATCTAACATCCTAATAATCGAAAAGAAATTAATCATATCAGATAGATCACTATATGTTGTTTGTGGAACCTGATTCAAATAAAATCCATCATAATTAGAATTCAAATTCAAAAATTTTTGAATATCATCCCTAGGCCCCATATTAAGAATTGTTGTAGGATATTTTAAATTCATTGCGTTTTGTCCGTTGTTTTCTGTTCCTCCTGTGGATCCAAGAAAAATGGGAGTTATTGAACTAGGACTTGAATATGTTGTAGGGGTTGACCTATAATAAAAATTGTTACTATCTTCTTGTAATATTATAACATCCTTAGGATAAACTCTATTAGAAACTTCATTCAAAGAATTGTAAAACGTATCCACTTTAAAAGAAAACGTGAAAAGATTTCCATTAACCCAATTGTTTATAAAAACCGTGGAAAATACACCTTGACATAACCCATAAAAAAATCTATACCTCATAATGTATTCCGACCAATTGTCTAAATCAGTATTTCCCTTAGGTCTAAACAACCCAGTCAAAGGTTCTTTAACAAAAACATAACACCCATTTTCAACAATATCACCGGTTGAACACCCGGGTTTTACATTAAAGTTTAATCCTGAGTTTTCGTAACACTCTAACTCAACCATACCATCACAGTCAAATGTACTAAATACACTACCGTAAAATTGATTTGAACCCGAAATAGTACCACCCGCACCGTATTGAGTATTAGGTATTCCTCCTCCTATCGAAAGTATCCCAGAATCACTAATTAAATAAAATGCAAATTCAGAATTTTGTTGGAATAGTGTTGTGTTAACCCCATCGTAAACCCCAGAACCTATAGGTGCGGTCGTGCCAGTTGAAAATCCTCCCAAAGTTGAACTTGATGGTAATCTATCAGTTCTCATCACAATTCTATTTGGATCATTAAAATTAAGTGTAGTTCCGGTTTCATATATAAAACTAAAATATAAAGAGTCTTGCCAACCACCCTTACATTTATCCTTAGCCTGATCCGCATTTAAATAAATAGGTACAGTGCAAGCGGTCACTGCACCAGTACCTGCAGTTGTTGTACCGGTAGGACCGCAACATTTGTAACTAGGGTGCACAACAAAACAATCCCTCTCAACATCAAAAATACCCTTGAACATTAAAGATCCTCCTGCGACAGAATCTTGGTTATTGTATTTATCGTAAGTATTATTAGGGTTATTTTCCCAAAAAGCATTTTTTACAGGTTGTGTATTTCCAGTACAATTTACACTATTACTCACAAATGAATCATTACTATTATAAAAATTAGAAAATATAGCATAATCACTAAGTTTGGTTTGAGTATCATCTTTTTTTACCAAGTAATTAGCCTTTGTAAAATCTAAAGCCGAGTAAAATTTATGTAATGTTGTATTGAAAGGAGTAAAATCCGTTCCAGGTGTAAAAAAATATGAGGGGTAAAATAAGTATTGATCACTTGAGGTATCTATTAATCCATTACTAGGTATATTATTATGCACCGGTAAAAGATCATAAACATTATTAATGTCATCAGGATTTTGGATTGGTATGTTTAATCTTAAATTAGTCCTAATTTTATGTGTCCATGATTGTGCCCCATTCAAATAGTTAGTATTATACCCTAATAATCTATCTAAAGAGATTTCCATTTCATACTTAGGCGAATAAGGATCTACGCCTCTCATTAAAAAAATAACATAAGAATCAGGAGGAATATGAAGATTATATGGTATGTTAGCCACGTTCTCACCCCATTTTTCAAAGACACTAACCTGAGTAAACCCAGTACCATTTGAAGCCGTAGAACAATAAGTAAATCCCGATGTAAATCCGGGTGATGTACAATCACAACCGGAAGTTAATTTTTCAATTTTTGTGATTTTTGTCCCACCGCTAGCCAATATGTAACCTAAGGAGGTTGTTGATGCCCCATTTGGTACAAGTTTCAAAAAGTCCGAATACGTATAAGCCGTTATAACTTGATAATATTCAATGTCTGACTTGTAAATATATTTACTACTATTTGTGGTTGCCGTTGAAGGTATTTGATATAATGTCTGAAAATTACCTTGATTCGGTGCTTGGGGATCTGCAAATTTTATAGAAACCTGTGATAAAACATTTGTTGTTCCTGTAATTCCTGAAAGAGTTAGTGTGGGTTTTAGAATATCATTTTTATCTTGAGATAATTTAGGATCTACAAAAGTCATCATACTACCTGATTTTATAAAATCAGATTTTAAATCACTTATAAAAACCAAAACATTATCGGTGTGAACAAAACCATTAGAATTTAAATTAGGTTCTACCCTTACACCAATACTATTACAAGAATTTTTTTGATTGTAATAATAATTTGCCTTTAAATTATATAAATTAATAGTTTCACCTAAAGGTAAGTTATTATTATAATAAAATATCTGTGAGTTGGAGTTTATAGTACCATTATTTATCGTATCTCCCTTTTGAATAACTTTAGGTGACACCCTATATCCCATTTTTCTTCTCCTCGCATTTGCATCTATACCCTCTATCAACGGTATTATTTGATACCAATCATCACTATTCCATGTTGTACATCCGGTAAACCCTGAAAAATACGGTTGGGAGATTTCAGTATCTTCCAAAAATTGGAGTAATGATTTTTCAGGTACTAACATACCCCCCCCAGTTGGTTTTGAAACTGATGTCGATGGTTCTGTTTGACCTCCTAATGTTGATCCACCCGTTTCAGAACCGCCATTACAATCACAACTATCACAATCAGGATATGTTAGCATAGGTAACCTAATGGGTCCAAATCTAAAATCTTCTAATTTTTTAAACGTTTCATAAATTAGATATCCCAAAGCTAACCAGAAAAGACCTACAAGTATATTCCATACAACACCAGCCCACCAAATAACCGCACCAAGACCAACTGAAGGTACTGCAGCAAAAATCGCACCAAGGGCCGCCGAAAGTGCCTGATAAACACACCAAGCTATTAAAAGAGCCAAAAGAGGATCTCTTAAGAAATTCCAAATATAAGCAACAATTGAATAAACAATTAGAATGAACAATCCTAAAATCCCTACGATTATTAGTAAAAAATCAAATATTCTCCAAATTAAAGTAGCTCTAAATACCCCATCATTCACCGGATACCTATTTGTGGTGTCTTGGCAAGTATCATCTTCAATATTCTTTATACCAACAAATCTTTCTCTGTGATTTACGTTAAAAAATAAATTTTGTATTATGCTTGAGGACGCCTGTGTTATTTTGTAGTTGTCAACCAATCCGGCAACAGTATATACTTTATTATATTCAAACTCATAAAAGGTGTCTTCACAATCAATTGCCACACGAATGTCTCTATTAGTTAACCCAACATTACCCGAAGTATACCCACTCCAATCTAAACTAAAACCATAGGATCTTTGAAAATCTGTCCACTGTGGAGTTCCAGGTATTATAGTAGGGTCAACTCCCACACCCCAACCTCTTTCTCTTATGTTTGGAACCAAATAGTATCCAACTTTATAATCTTCATTTAAATTTTTAGATTGTTGCCATTTTATTTTAAATCTTAATTTAGCCCTAGTTGGAATCCCAATATTTGGATCGTCTGATAATACTTGTTGTCCAAACTCATTTGTGAATACATAATCCCTATTCATAGGGACTTCAAATAACCAAGTTCCATTAGCATCTATTAATTTTCCCCCATTTGGTAATTGAGCACGTCTAAGAACCGGTAATCCATTTTCATCCTGAAAAATTGTTTGACTTATTCCTAAAATTTCACCAGGTCCGGTTATTAGTCTACACAACTCACCTGTTGATTTCTGAGCAGCCCCATTAGCCCTCAAAGACGCCTTTTCATTAGTACTCATTATAGAACCCATAAAAATGGCCGTAGGTTGAATATTAATATTTGCCTCAGCGCTTAAGTCAAAATCGGTTCTAGTTATACCTATTCTACATATTTCAGGTTCACCCCAAAAAGGAACTATGTCAATTGTTTTATTGATAACAATAATTTGAGGAAGTTCATAAAAATTAGGTGATGACCTAAATTTAACACCATCAAATTGTTCCTCGGTCGCCATCCCCATTCTTATTAAATCTTGAGGTGATAACGAAAATGGACCTATATCAGATAGATCAACATTCATTACTATAGTTTGATCTCCAACAGGCACATTGAATATCATATAGTCTCCACTTTCGTTAGTAGTAACAGTATACTTATAATATTTGTCGTAAATTTCAATTGCCGTTTGATTAACAACCGAATCTAATCTTGATGGGAATGTTCCTGTTGGGACGTGCCCTGGATATGATGGTAAATAAGGTAATAAATTAAACCTATAACCATCTTCGTTAGTTTGTTCTAAAGTTTTGTAAGGATAAATTGAGGAGATGATAGGGTTTTGAGCGTCTTCATCAGAAACGGGTACAAAAATAGATACTTTAGCATTTGGAATACCATAACCGTTATTTGAAAAAATCCTACCCGCAACCACTCCATAATCAGCACACATTCTATCATAAACATCCTGTTGTCTTATTTTAAGAGAAAGGATTTCTAATTGTTCAAAATCTTGGTCAACTTGTATTACGATATTTTTGTCTTCACCCGGTGTAGTTCTTATTCTGAATGATTTACCCATTGAAATCTTTTAATTTATAAATAGTTAATCCCCCGTTTTTTACAGGCAGTTTAACTAAACATAAACTATAATAGGAATAAATAAATTATTATGATATAGTAACAGTTTGGAAATTCTTAACTCTTACTCTTATATCTTTATTAGGAAATCTAATCTGATAAATTTGATTAGGTAATGCAAAAATAGTTCCATCAACAATATCAATTTCTCTTGTTTCACTATTTTTATAAGCCATTGAAGTTTCTGAAGACGAGTATTGACCCCCAACATTATTAAAGAACTGTAGAGAAGTTATGGATAATACCCCGTTTTCATCTTGAATCAACCTATTAAGATCTGACGTGTTAATATTTTGACCCATTTGTCTTGATAATGGATTAAAATAACTTGTAATTTTATTTATTATTGAAGTTATAATCGAACCTTGATTTTGACTTGAATCCAAAACAACTGAAATTTCAATAGATAAATCTATAACTTCAGCAGTTTCAACCGATATATAATCATTCAACATTCTATAGTTAGATAAATATTCTGCAATGTTTGAAATCAGAGTATTGGAAACTATTTGAGTTAAAGACCCAGACGTGTCATAACTTAAAATTTTTATTTTAACTTTATTATCTTCTTCAACCACAGCCACTTTTGCTGGTCCTCCAAATTGAGCCGGCATTTTTCTAATCAATGCCTCATAATCATTAATTGTGACCGCACGATTCTGAGCAGCAAAGTTGAAGGAAACAAAGTTTCTGACTTCTTCTAAGGTTGGTAATCCCGCACCTCCAATAGCCGCAGTTACATTATTACAAGTCAAAGAATTAATAACCGAAGTATTAATATCTTGTGAAGGTCCGTTTACAAAAAAATCAACAGTTCCAATCTGATTTAAAACATTAACTCCAATGTTAGTTGCCAACCCACCACCAACTCTATATTGAATAAATAAAGTAGTGTTTGGTCTTAATGTTCCACCCAATGAAAAATTATTCAAATAAGATTGCATAGGTTGAACATTAACACCTGATCTTGCAAATTCCCTAAGTTGATCTTCCGCTGAAGTATTTCCACCACCGAAAGTCATCTTTAAGAATCCTTCCGGCGTAAATTCAGTTATAAATCTATCATTAGTTGTAATATATCTACCTACCTTTATACCCGGATCATCAGATTTTTTAGTGGGATCTTCAATGAAAACCTTATCTTGAGCCAAAGCATCAACTTCATACCACCTCCCATCATTGGACAAAAATTCTTGAGCGGTTGGTACGTTAGCATAATTTGTTCCGTCTTTTTGTATAACTGAAGTAATACCTAAAACATTTTTTTCAGGTAAAAATAACTCATAAAATGGTCTAACATCAGAAGGTAAAACTGATTGTTTAAAAACTTTTGTCACACCATTAACCACCAACTCTCTTTTAACTATGGTATAGTTAACCAAGATATTGTTAGCATTAAAATTTGGTATTTTCAACCTATTTGGAAACCCTTTCGCATCATAAGGTGATGTAAAATCAACATCATAGACAGTTTCAAATACATTTCCCGCACCCAAAACTTGACTTCCTCTCCTTAAAATACCTTCATATCTTTCATCATCTTTATCCCCAAATACCGGAACGGTTATTGAAAAATCAACCAACGTAACCGAAGGTCTTTGTCCGGGTAATTTCAACCCATATGTTCTTGCGATGTTGAATATTGAAGATTTTTGCTGAGCATATTGTAAAACAGTTTCCTGAATACTCCTATCAATATGGAAATGAAGATTGTCAGAAACCGCAGCATTTAAATCCAAAAAAACAGAAAAAACCGAGGCATCATTAAAATTATCAACTAGATCCGGATAATAAATTTTAACAAAATTAATTAATTCCGTTCTTATTGATTGGAAATCTCTAGTTGTATATGATATTCTTTTTTCTGCCATACTATTAAATATTAATAATAACAAAATCTTTACTACCGAAAACACTATCTGTTACGGTATATTCAATTCTAACCTTTGCCGTATATTCAATTTGACTTTGATTTGGCATAGAAAATTCTCTGTTTATTGTATTTCCTTCAGTTGTTACTGAAATTGTTTCTTCTTCGCTTGATGCTGCGGTAATTGAAATGTCGGTAATTCTCAAATTTGGAATATATTTTTCACACGCATCTCTAATATCAGATTCAATATTATTAAATGTCGGACTATCTAAAGGTTCAAAAATAAACTCATATAATCTTGTCCCGAAATCCGGTAAAAAATATCTTGATCCTTTTCTTGTTAATAATAAATGTATTAGATTAGATCTAATTTCATCATCACTCGTTTGGGTTAATTTTAAATATTTACCTTCGGGTGAATCATTAAAAGGAAACGCAATACCAAATGTTCTACCATTAGCCATAATGATAAATATTCAATTCTATTTTTTTGATTAAGTATTTCTCAATTTTATTAGAATTGACATTGCTTTAAATTCTCCGGCTGCCCTTTCAATTGATGGTATCGTATCAAGTTCTTTTCTTAACGCAAATTCTTTTTCCACCATAGATGATTCCATAAGAGAATTATATAATATATCAATATCCTCTTTCGGTAAATAACCCAATAAATTTGAATGTAAATCTTTGGATAACCTTTGCATAACCACACAATTATCGTGTGGATATACATCATTTAACAATTTTTCCGCAGTATCATTCAATACATTAGATATATTATTCAATATATCGGATATCCTTTCAATATTATCTTTCTCAACCTCATCACTCTGTCTTATGAAGTCAATAATGTTTTTACAAATATCAATTACCGTTGATATCATTTCTTGTTTTTGTATTTCCTTTTATTCCCACTGGTTCAAAAGGACAATGTTTGCAAGTTTTACCGCAACAATGTCCCCTCTGAAGATGGTATTCCTCAGTAAATACTAACAAACCTTTTTCATTTATGTAGTATAAAGAAGGGAGAAGTTTTCCCTTCTCCCTAATTTTGTCATCTATGTTTTTCATATGATTATTTAATTTCACATTGTCCTCCGGCACATGCAAGTTCACCACTTAAGTCAGTTTCGTCTGTGATCTCAACAACCTTACTTAGATCAATTGAGTGTAGTGCTTTATACATTTTTTCAAATGTTTCTTTATCACAATCTTCAAAAGGTGCTTGGATATAAGAACCGCCATCGTAAGGTAATACTGATAAACCATTGTAAAACTCACGATTCTCCCACATCCACTCACCAGCTAGTTCCCAATCTTCAGCTTTCAAACTGATTGTTGCGGATACATTGTGAGTATTTTCTCCTTTTCTGTGTCCTGGTCTAACCCACTCTTGAGTAATTTTCTTAACTCTCTCAAGAAGTTGGAATGGACTTTCTGTTCTCAAAATAGCCCCTTCAGGTGCTTTTTGTGGAACGGAGATGACCGCTGTGTCATGTGGTCTGAAGTATTCATCTTCAACAAGTTCAGGGTGATTAACATTCAAATAGGTATAAATGGATTCATTTTTACCTACACGAACTCTTCTGATATAATAATCATTGTGCCAAGCGTGAATACCGGATGAAGTTCCAAGAGTTAAAGATGTTGTTCCTGCAGGTTTTACAGTTGTTGTTCTTGCAGATCTATTGATTCCGATAAGGTCAGCAACTCTTGCGTTTTCTTCTTTAACACATTTTGCAGCTTCTTTCATATTATAACCCAATACAACACCAGATCCAATACCTGTCATAGATACACCGATAAGTGCATCTTTTTCAGTTGTTCTTTTCCAAATGTCTCTTAAGTAATGGAAATCAGTATACCCTGCTTGGAGTGTTCCGATAAATGCCGCCGCTTTAACTCTGTTGTTAAGATCTTCTTGAGATTCAATATCAGAAACATTAACCTCACAAAGATTACAGAACTGATTAGGTCTGAGTGCAATTTCACAACAAGGGTTAGTTCCCCAATCTTTATCATTTGTGAAATAGATTCCGGGTTCTCCTGCTCCTGAAGCCTCAACTCTTTTCCAAAGATCCAAGAAGAATTCTTTTGTAATCTTGTGTCTTAAAAGAACTGCCGAGTTGTTTGCTCTACCTCTTTGTGGATTGTTTTCCCACCAAGATCCTGATTTACAAGAAATCATTTCTTGATCGTCAGCACTGAATAAGGAGATGAGAGCGGCTCTTCTGATACCACCAGCAAGGACTGCGTCGGCAATATGACAAACCATATCGTGAACCTCAATTGTTTCCAACTTCTCACCATCTTGTTTTGCATCTAACATACTTTGAAGTTTGTGGATACAATCTTTAAGAGGTTGGGGACCGGGAGCTTTACCACCGGATGTAACAAGTTGAGCACCTTTTGGTCTGATGTCTGAAAAATCAAACTCAGGAGTTGAGAGTTGTTCTCCAAAATAAGATTTGAATAACACTTTAATTGCGTCTGCCCATCCTTCAATAGAATCACCAATTAAGAATCTTCTCTTTCTGTTTGAATTTGGTTTTCTAATTTCAGGAAGTTGGTCAACGTGATGTTTTTGAACCGAATATCCAACTCCGGTTCCACCAAGAAGTAAAAACATCGCCTCAGAAAAACTATCTAAAGAATCAATCGGTAAGTAAGCACAATTGTAGATCCTGTTTGGACTAATTTCAATTGGTTTACCACCAAACTGCATTGATCTCATAGAAGGTAATACTTTTTTATCATAAACGTATTTATACACTTCTCTAATTTCACTTTCAAGTTTTGGGTATTTCTTGATGTGCATGTTCATGTTTCTTGTTACGAGTTCTTCCCAAGTTTCTCTTCTTTTGAGTTCGGGAACAAACTTTGCGTATTTCATGTAGACAGTAATGTCAGACAAAATCTTTTGCGATTCATCCATAGTTTTAATTTTTAATAAAATTTATTGTTTATTTGATTCTCTCTCCCTTCTTTTATTTAGGAGTTCTTTAACTCTTTCTTTGTTTTTTTCTTCTTTTTGTTCTTCGAAACCAAGGAAGGTTACGGAGCTTTCTGTATCAATTTCCAATAGTTCATTGTCAAATTTACAGTTCTCAAAAATTACACCATCAGACCCAATTCTTGATTTGGTGATGGCGATTGTTGCCAATTTCATTTCTTTTTGTTGTAAAGTTTTTGCGACTGAAATGATAACGTGTCCTACTTGTGCTTTTTTAATAGAACCACCCATTTGGTCGGTGGTGACAACCTCAGAAGATATAGAGCTTCTGTTACCCTGTGTTGCAGTCCATCCAACAAGATTAAGTTCGTGACACATAGCTTCAAATCCTCTCATAACAGATCCTTCACTTTTCCACTCGTCACCTAAATTCTTGTCCGGGACAATACAATCTATATAATCCAATACAACCATATCAACTTTTGTTCCTTCCGCAACCATCTTTCTAACCTGATTCTTAATCTGAGAAAGTGTCAAAGTGTCAGATGGTAATTTTTTTAATATGAGTTCATTTGGCATTTTTTCTTTAATCTCAACAACTTTTTTCAAAACCTCTTCTTTCTTATTTGACAACTCATCAGGAGAAATACCGGTCCAAAGTGTGAAGTGTTTTCTTTGGATTATCTTTAAGTTGTCTTCAAAGAATATCTGTAAAACATTATAACCCAAATTATAAGCGTGGTTAGCCATTTTAGTTAATAAGGTTGATTTACCTACCCCGGTCGGAGCGAGTATCACACCTATTTCTCCCTTCGCTAAACCACCTTTCAATAACTTATCAATAGAAGGTATACCCATAGGGATTGGGTGTCTAAAATCATCGTTTAAAACCTCATCAAGGTTATTAAAAACACTCTCAGTTCCCTTCTCTATTTCACCAACCTGTAGAGCCCCTCTAACCATCTCTTCAAGAGCATCATAGTTCTCAAATTCACCTCCATCAATGATCTTTTGGGCTTTGGTTATTGCCTTCTGAAGTTCTTGTTGCTTACAGAATTTCAAGGCTTTTTCTTGAACAAATGAAACACCCTCAAAAGGTGCTTCATTTATTTTTTTAAGTGTGTCAAGTATAATTTTGACGGCCAGATCTTGTTTGATTTCCGATTTTGTTATCTGTTCAATTGTGTCAAAAGAAGGACTTGATTCATACTTTTTGTAGTATTCTTTAATCATCTGAATGATGATTTTGAAATACTTGTTTTCAAAGTAATTTGGCTCTATAACATCTATAATTGAACGGGAAAAATCTTTATCTAATATGATCTGATTTAGTAGTTGTATTTGAAATGTGTCCCCTAAATAATTAAAATTTTTGTCAGAATTCATATGTATAGTCCGTTATAATTTAATAAATATTACACCTCAAGCGGAAGTCCAAGGTAATCAAAAGTTAATTTTCTTTCGGAAAAAATGTCAGTTAAGTCCCTCAATATGTTTTTTAGGTATGGGCGAACATCTACAGTGTATCTTACCTTCGGAGGGTATATCTTAGCGTTGAATTGTCTATGACAAATTGTCTCATTATCTATCTTAATATAGATGTTAAAATTCTCCGGACCTTCAGTCATCGACGTATTCATAATTGTCGGGTCTTGGATGATGTAATCCATATTGTCCAACATATAAACCGTTGTTTTCATTTTGAGGTTGTATTCAAGTTGTTCTTTAATACCTGAAACTAACTCATAAAGATCATACGAGTTTTTTACTCTTGGGTTAAACCCCTTTACATTGAAAAATCTTTGGACAATAATGATGTCATTTAGTGTCAACAAAAATTCCAATTTAATAGCATCCTGTTCTTTCATACTTTTTTGTTTTTGAATTTTGATTTTTCTTTTCTTGTTATTTTTAAAAATGGTTTGAGAAAATTAATCCAAGCGTCGTCTTGTTTTGGTAGATACTTAAATAACCCGTCCTCCATCATCATCTTCATCAGGTTCTTATACCCTCTATCCTCGGGATCCAAACTTTCGGAATAATAAGTTTGAACCATTTCTTTTGCCTGTTCTGTTAATAAAGGATTTGAGAGATCAATAATACTTTCATTTATCTGAAAGAATTCGTTACCATAGATTCCGGATTTCGTCTTTCCGGTTAGAAGATTCTTGATTGCTGAGTTGTTTTTATCTTGTTCAAAAATTTGTTCCGCTCTTGTTAAAATATCGGAAATAGTTATTTCATTTTCAAGTATCTCGGGAAATAATTTTACCAAAGTTTTTTCTCCCATATAATAGATACCATCAATGTTATCTGATTTATCACCGGATAAGATCTTAAATGTTTTTATATTGTAATGCGGAATCTCACATTCTTTCATAGGTATCTTATCACCCTTCTTATAGGTCTTCTTTGTATTAGGTGAGTAGATTGATACCTGATCAGATATAAGTTGTGTAAGGTCTCTATCAGACGAGAAAATGACCTTATTTTCGTCTTTAGAGATTGAACAGTAGTGTGCTATCATATCGTCCGCCTCGTTACCTTCAACGTCTAATTGCCTTATAAACACCTCCTCCAAATACTGTTTGATTCTTTGTTTCTGTCTTTCAAAAGACGCCAACTTATTTTCTTCTAATGGATTTCTCCGGTTGAGTTTATATTGGGGATATATAAGTTTTCTTTTGGATGCGGATTCATCTCCATCCCAAAATACAACAACCTTATCAAAGTTTTGTTCTTGAACGAATTTTCTGATTGTATTTAAGAAAT